ACCGAAAAACTGCTCGTTCTGTGACTCAAGCAAACGCAGGTGCGTGGCTTGAGTACCGGTATGGGTGGGCGCCCCTGTTTCTCGATATGAGGACAGGTTTCGATCTTTACCTCCAAGCGGAGGCGAGGATGCGGAGAGCGCGTAAAGTAGCCAGGGGTGCCGAGTTGGGGACAGTAACAAGTTCCCAGGAAAACTCGGACATTCCAACTTACTTGAACCCATGGGGGCTCAAGTTCGCAGGGAGCGTGGAGCAGAAGGTTAAATATTCTGCACACGGCGGGGTTATCTACACAGTAGGTAACAGGACCCCAGCACAAGACGCAGCAGAAAGCCTCCGATTGGGGGCAGACAGCTTGTTTCAAACTGCTTGGGAAGTCGTCCCGTATTCCTTTGTGTGGGATTGGGTCCAATTAGTCGGGCCATGGCTTGAGGCAATGAACTTGCCCATCTCAGTTGACGTTCAAGGCAACTGGGTTACGACTGTCGTTCAGGAAGAGACCGATTATATGGTTTCTGACGTACGATGGTTCAATCCATCCGAGCAAAATTGGATAATCGGCACTGGCGGGTATAGCAACTGGAAAGTTGCGACTATCACTCGTGTCACCAATCGTGCACTTCCCTCTTACCCCCCGATGGCCTTAAAGCTACCGGGGCTTATCCGCGCAACTGATGGTATTGCTCTGTTGACAAGCCCAATAACGGGCCTGCTGAGAGCTCTAAAACATTAGTGCGCTAACCATACCAAGGAGGTATGATTATGTCATTGAAAAACATGACGCTACTGCAGGAGGCAACAATTGCCTTATCAGGTGGCACCCAGTTGACATTCGCCGATAACGGCGTGTCGATTCCCAACGGTCTTCAGCTTATAGCCACAGCAGACAGTGACTATCAGACTCGACGTTCGGTGACGGTTAAATACCGGCCAGCAACGCTCGATCCGAAGACCGGTTTCTATGGTAAGGACAAGAAAAGTATTACTCTTGCCCGCCCCGTCGTTCTTGATGACGGCCGCGTTGTGTTTAACACAGTGCGGATTGAAAGGGAGATGCATCCAAGTTGCACCGAGTCGGACGCTATGGAGATGAATAAAATCTCTTCACAGTTTCTGCTTGATGAGGACTTGGATAACTTTTGGAAATTCGGTTCCTTAGCTTAGGGCCGGATCCACCTACACCTACCAGAAAAGGAGGCGTATCTTGAAAACAGAAACAGAAAACTCTGTAGACAAGTTGATGCACAATGTTGCTACAACTCTCGTCAGGGACTTCCGATCTAACCTTGCAGACCCCAGCTTTTGCAGTAGTTTTTACGAAGAAATAAAACGTGAAAACATTGCTGGGATACGCGAGGCATGTCCGGTGACGGATGATACTATGGATGTACCGACTTTTAAAGCGGTGCATCAGGTAGGTCATTTGTTAAAAAGGTACAGGTTCAGTAAAGACCTGTATAGCGACGATGAGCT